GTCTAGCTGGAACACCAAATGCCAAAATAAGATTACATATAGCTGCCACTGCTGCTGGAACTACATGTTGTCAAACTACAAGATGGGAGACAAGAACGCTGGCAAGGGCTGATGGTGAATCACTTAATGTTGCCATGACAACTGATTGTACAGGTGTTAATTTAACTATGGGAACTACGGCAGACCTATTACAAGTCTTAACCGTATGTATATGTGCCACACCTACGGCAGGAGATGAATTATTAGTACAAATTAAAAGAAAATCTAATGTGGCCTGTGATGATTATGCCCAAGATGCCTTCATAATCGGTGTATTTCTACTTATAGATGTAGTAGAAACTTCAACTGCCGTAACATTTACAGAACATATACCATTGGTATTGGAAATTCCCCAGGGAACAGTGGCATTTCCAGACGTACATTCATTGGTAACTGCCTCGGCAAAAATAGATGGTTTTGTGTTACCATGTAATGCCTCTACCTCTACAATAAACTGGAAATTGGAAAAATCAATACCAACATGTTTAGCTTCTACCCCAAATGCCAAAGTTAAATTTTTTATTATGACTCAGGGTGCAGTATGTCCAGCAGTCCCCGTAAGATTAACTGTTGAATTTAGATATGTTGATGATACATGTAACTATGATGTTGCCTTAACTGCCGAGACTGAAGTATCTGTTACAATGCCAACTGCCACAGAAACGTCTATACAGAAACCTTGGCATCATCACCCACGGCAGGAGAACATGTTATTGGACAGTTGACAAGAGATCCGGCGGATTGTGCCGATACATATACTGATGATATTATGATAGTTGGTGGAGAATTTTTAATAGACAGGACGGTGTCATAGTGATATGGTAACGGAACAGGAAGCTAAAGATATGAGAGAGGCAATAAGATTATTAGAGCAAACTGAATCTCAACAAGTAAAAGTTCAACGTGATATAAATATACAAACTGCCTTAGATTGGTGGGATACTATTAAACCAGATATACCAACCACAAGACAGGAGGCACTTACCGTTCATAGTTTTATTAAAGGGTTATTAGAAACTGAAACAGATCAATATAAACTTACCATATTAAGAAAAAAACTTGAAGAGGCAAATGAAAAATTTCAGGAGATAAAGAGAAATGGCTAGAGGAACTACTACCGACTGGCTTAATTTTGCCGATGCTTTTCATTCAAATACGGTTACTGTATTTATTTGGGGAAAATGGACAGATACTACAACAAACGCAGGATTATCTGGTAAATGGGTCTCTAATGAATGGATAATATGGCAGGAACCCACAACCAGAGATTTAGCCTGGAGGAGTAAGGATTGTGGAGCCAATAAGAATGCAACAACATTAACAGACCATAATGATGGGGTTTGGCATGGCATAGCAGGTGGACATGATGGAACTAACGTTAGAATGTATGTAGATGCTGGAGCTTTTGACATTACAGGTGATGCATCAACTGTAATCGACAACACAACCTCTCAAATTTCTGTAGGCAATTATCAAACGACTGATAACCAAGCTTTAGATGGTGATTGGGCTGAAGTGGCTGCATGGTCTGATTGGTTATCTAACGCCCATCTGGATGCCTTGTTTCATGGTGTTCCCCCATTTGTAATACGTCCAGACATCTTACTTTTTCATGCTCCTCTTCATGGTAATCTGGAACCTGAACCTGAATACAAACAAACAGGAAATGGAACTTTTACAAATACACCAATAAAAGCAAATCATCCACCAATACAATTACTTAGTAGGTATATATAATGGCCAGAATATTTAATGGTTCTACACAGGATGCCAGAGTAACAAGTACTACAGTAGATGGAGTGGTTGGAGTGGCATGTACATCATTTACTTATCATATATGGATTCATACTGGTGAGCCTAACTTGGCTACCATATTTGATAAGACAGATATAACTGGTCCTGCAAATTGGAATATTCTACAAATATGTGGAACGGGGGATATAATGCACTTTCAACTATTTGATGGTAGTAATAACCCAATAGCTAATCCAGCAGGTGATATATCTGATGATACTTGGAGAACTTTAACTGCTGGCAGAGCCAACAGCTCAATATTTGCATCCCATTGTGGAGGAACAAGAGATTTATGTTGTGATATATTTACCCGTGATTATTCTAATACCATACAGACAACACTGGCATCAAGAGAGGCTGGAACAGATAGATTTTATGAGGGAGAGTTAGCCTATGCCGTAATATGGGATACAGACTTATCTGCAAATGAAGATTTGATATTATTTAGAGGGGTTAATCCCTTTGTAGTTAGAAATTCAAATATTATTTATTTTGTTACTGTAGAGGGTAATGATTCCCCCGAACCAAATTATGCAGAAAATGGGGCAACTGCAACATTAACAGCCTCTCCAACTAAATTTAATGGAAATCCACCAGTAGAGCTTTTGGAGAATAATCTATAATGGCCCGTGTATTTGATTGTGCCGTATTTCAAAACAATGTATTTCAGGGAATTGTAGTTGGTGCCGGGGCTCAATCATCACTAGAAAAAACCGTAAGTCAGGCCACTGATACAACACAGATAACTACCCAATTAGATAGTTCCAATGGTATATGTTCTGTAAATGTTACGGCAGTTGAAGTTTCTACTACATCTATAAGTAGAAATACCCCGATTATAAAGGCATCTTGGGCATAATCATCAGCGGCCACATTAGATTTTCTTTTAATTTGTACTAATAATTCATCTCCTGCCGTAGGTGTGGCACATATACATACGGTTAAAACTTGTAATAGGTCTGCCGCAGTTCCCATAGTTAAATTAACACCGGCACAATCAGTTGTCATGGCAATATCAAGTGATTCACCATCAGCCCTTGCCAGCGTTCTTGTCTCCCATCTTGTAGTTTGACAACATGTAGTTCCAGCAGCAGTGGCAGCTATATGTAATCTTATTTTGGCATTTGGTGTTCCAGCTAGACATTGTGGTATAATAACCTTATAGTTAACTTGACCTTCACATGCCCCATCTGGGAATATATGTCCACTTATCTTATTTACGGCAGTGGAATAAGTTCTGATACAGGGGAAGGCAATAGTACCTTCTGGAACTTCTGGTACCATTCTTAATACATTAGTCCTAATCCCTCCTCCACCACCGGCACAAGACCAGACAGCATCACCACAGGCATCAGTTGTTAATACCTGACCACAAGTTCCTATAACTAATTCATCCCAGGCGGGGGTACTATTACCTACTACTATTGAACCTCTGGTTACTGCATCTGTAGTTGAATCACTGTGAGTTGTACTTAATAGATTATGATTTCCCCCGGCACTACATTGAAATGTTGGTGCCGTTCCCACACCATTACTAGTTAAAACCTGTCCACAACATCCAGTTGTTACAAAAGCAGGGTTTCCACAGGCATTATATGTAATTATATTACCATCAGTACCCCCTGCCATATGTGCCAATGTTACGGCATTACAGGCAATTGTTAATGCACAACTTCCAGTAACACATCCTGTATGAGTTGCATTTGTTACCTTAGAATTATTTGTAGTTACATTGGTTTGTAAAGTAGAACCTTCTAAAGAGTCAGGTGTTACAGCTCTTGTAGCATCTGTACCTGTATTAACTTCTGCTATAGTTGCTAATTCTACAGTACCCGATACTGTTAAACTTGCTACTGGTTCATCACCAGTATTAGTACCTGACTGATTACCTAAATTAGTTTGTTCTGTATCTGAAAATTCATTGGTACAGGCATTTGCTTCATAGGCAGTTTTTATCTCGGCATTTGTTTGATCTGCCGTGGAACCACATTCTACATTAATTAGAGTTCTAGTTTGAGTTGCTGTAAGATCTTCTGGGTTACCAGTACATGCCGTAATTCTACCTTTAATTGTATTAACTGCCATATCTGCAAGTCTGGCATTTGTTACTGCATTGGCAATAATTGTTAATGCCCCACAACCAGTAACACAGCCTGTATGAGTTGCATTGGTTACCTTTGATGTATTGGCTGCTACATCTGTTGCTATGTCTATTCCATCTACAGTACCAGTAAGAGTTAAATTTCCTTGTATACAAAGTGCCGCTGCACTAAGTGTCATTTCAACTACATCATTAACTCTCCATATATGAATATCACAGGCAGATACGTTAGAATTTAAATCACAGTTTTCCCTGTAAATTGCCATAACAGTACCAGCCGGTGGACTGGCATCATTGGAATTAAAGATAATACTATTGGTTCCTACACTAAGGTCTCCACCTAAACATGGTGAGGTATCACAAACTACGGCACATATACCACATCCTGCACCTGCATCGGGAGAGTTTATCCAGGCACATCCTACTCTTTTAATCACATCACAATTGGTAAGACACATTACGGTTACATCAGTAAGTTCTGCTATTGCTTGGTCATCTTTAGCAGCAGTTTCAATTCCTGCCAATTTAGTTTGTTCTGCATCGTCAAACTCATTAGTACAGGTATTAGCCTCATATGCTGTTTTAATTTGGGCATTTGTCTGGTCAGCAGTGGAACCACATTCTACATTAATAAAAGTTCTAACTTGGGCGGAAGTTAAGTCTTCAGGATCTCCAGTACAGGCAGTTACTCTTCCCTTCATGCGGGCAGTTACCATATCTGCCAAACGGGCATTTGTTACGGAATTAGTTGCAATGGTTAATCCTACACTTCCAGTAACACAGCCAGTATGTGTTGCATTTGTTACCTTGGCATTATTCGTAGTCACATCAGAAGATAATGTCGAACATTCTAATGCCAATGGAGATATTGATCTTACATTATCAGTTCCAGTATTTACCTCTGCTGCTGTTGCTATCTCTGATATACCTGCCACTGTAGTGCTTGCTGCCGGTTCATCACCAGTATTAGTACCAGATTGATTAGATAAAGTAGTCTGTTCAGCACATGAGAACTCATTGGTGCAGGCATTGGCCTCATATGCTGTTTTAATCTGGGCATCTGTTTGATCTGCTGTTGAGCCACATTCTACATTAATTACAGTCCTAACTTGAGCCGCTGTCAGATCCTCTGGATCACCTGTACAGGCTGTTGTTCTACCCTTAATACGGGCAGTTACCATGTTTGCCAATTTGGCATTTGATACGGCACAATTACTAATTGTAAAGGCACCTGTACATGAAATATCAACATCACCTGATGGGTTGACTGATGCTGTAACATTACACATATTACCAACTAAAATATTTCCGGCAGTTAAAGTGGCTAATTTGGCAAAAGTAATACACCCAGCTAATTGGGCATTGGTTACGGTACAATTATCAATTACATGACAATCGTTCCATTCCCCTGATCCCACACAAAATGCCGGACAATCTGGTAATGTGGCAGTTTTAGTATGTTTAATGGCCATATATAATAAAATTGATTAGTTAATTTAAAAAGATTATTCGAAGACTATTACTAGACTACCCGCGGCTCCGGCACAGGTATTATCTACAAAAATTCCAGTATCTACGGGGGTATTAATATACGGCATTGATATTTCTCCACTTGTTGCGGCAACCAAATCAACTGTAATAATGGGATCTCCACAACCACCAGTTAAAAATGCCCCACTTACTACTATCGTACCACTTGTATTTTCAGATAAATCTATCTGATTACCAGTTTGTCCTATATCTGCCGTGATTGTAGCTACCGCGGTACATGATGTTGCAGTTTGATCAAATGCTGGTATTGTTATTCCAGTTCTACTATCACATGTTACGGATAAGGCAAAATCTGTGGCAGTGGCACAATCTGATGTATCAATACTAAATTCTGTATCATTTGCCTTTGCTCCGACAACTCCATTATAAACTAGACCATTAACTGTAACTTTATCACATGCCACGGCAGTACAAAAAGTTACTGTTCCCGTGGCGGCACAGGCAGCAACTCCATTTCTAATAGTCCAAATCCTATCTCCAGTTTGAGATGTATAAATTGACTTTATTATCCCATGTCCCGTTTTTACCAATAAATCGGTAGCGGCACTAGTTTCAGCAACTCTATTCTTATCTCCCATCTTATCTCACCATTTGGGAGATGTAAAATTTAATACCCATATATGTTTTAAATCAATTTCGATATTTATAAGGTTTGTTTATAATAAGCGGTTAGAATCCATATACATGGAATTTAACGGTTAAACATTGGGCTAATGCTGAACAGGCATCTAATTCATCTAATGGTAAATCTACTACAGCAGCAGTTTCATAGAAATGAAGTGTTCCAGTTGCAGCGGCATCACAGGCGGCAGGTACATAATCTGATACTAATAGGGTATCACCAGTAACTTCCAAGTTTCTTGGTGTTGCCTCTATAATTGTAGTAATTATTCCACCGGCACTTAAATCAACAGTATAACCAGTATTACACATTGGATAGGCACATGCCCCAATGGCAACACAAATAACTACTTCCTTCATTTTTGAAACAAGTTTTGATTGAATTGATAATGTCTTTCCGGTTATTGATGTCCAATCACTGTTGATTGTGGATACTATAGCCATATAACAATGAATGATAGGATTGCCTTATAAAGTTTATTTATCATTTATTATAAAAAAGAGCCTTTTTGACCCACTCAAAAAGGGTTGGGTTTTCTTCTGAGAAATTTAAAGCAGTTACAGACTAATGTCTCGAATCTTACCCTGACACTTGAAGTGTCTACAGGCAGTTTCTCCCATTGTTCTGAATAGTCCCTCTTCACTAAAGGCACCGGTAATATATGGATAACCAGGTGTTCTTCTTGTTGCCTCATAGTATTCTGTTGGAATGGCAATCATTAGGCCAATTCTTGGGTAACCATATCCCTCGGCATCAGATGTATCTAATGCATATAGACGTCCCACTTCACTTGAATCACAAGCGTTGCTTGGGGCATCTTTTGTTGGAATAAATGGTACACCATAGATTGAATCTACGTGAATACCGACTCCAGTTCCTCTAAAGGTTTGAATTCCGTTTACATCGATCTGTACTAATTGCTCTCCATAAGGATTGGCAATTCTGACAGATGGCATGTATAATCCTTGAATTTCGGAATATACTTCATGAGAACCTAGGAATACGTTTGGATCTTTACCACCGGCAATTCTGATTTTACGCAAAAATGTTCTTAACGTATCATCAGTCATTGTGGCGTTTGTTCCAATTGTTCCAGAGGCACTATCTACTGTTGCATCATAAACTGTTCCGGCATCTCGATCAATGATGGCTGTTGAAGCCCTCCATGGATCATACATATCCGTTCCACAGGCTCCACCTAAACACATCTCTTCAGCACAGCTAGATATGATTCTATCTAATGTCTCCCAATCATTTGTACCGGCAAAGGCACCACAATTGGTTACTGCGGGTAGTTCTACATCGGCTAACAACATTCTGTTGATTAGTTCCTTATGTTGAACGGCCATGAATAGACGTAAGGCACCTAAACCACCCCAAATATCGTCTTTGGAGTGAGTTGCTAACCATTCCATTACTTCGGATGAAGCAAATGGTAGTTGGGCAGTCTTTGGTCTTACTTCGATTTCGGCGAAACATGGTTTAATTGCATCGGCAATATTTCCTCCTTCAGGAGTACCTCCGAGAGCAGTAACGGCAGAGCAACATGGTACACATATTGATGGTACCTTTGTTTCTATTGTTCTCCATCCACTTTTATCCCAGGGATACTTTGGCAACACACCAAAGGCATTAGCTTCCAAGTTTAGTTGAGCCCATGCATAGGCACCAAATACGGCGTTGAATACACCGGTTGTTGATGTTAGCATTGGGGCATCTGCCTTGGCTAGAAAGTTCCTATTCCATCCATAGAATAGTGCTTCCATCTCATCAATAGTTGTAAGTTTGTATGGGCTTACCATGGTCTTATCTTCTCCGCTAGTGTGAGTGGCTTTAGATACTTTCCGTTTCTAATGTCTTTTGCAACTAGATGTAATCCTTCATAACCGACTTGACGGGCCGCAGCTAATACTGGGTTTGTTTCCAAACCTTCACTTTTTAGTATTTCTTGGGCTCCATTAAATCCTGGTCTTGGGGCATCAGTTGTGTATGTATTTTCGGGGGAAGCTTTTTTAACTTCAACTCTTCCGGTTTTCTCTTGCATTTCTAGTTTCTTCTCATCCGTTTCATTTGTGTTTTTTGGATCAGAGTCATCTATGCCTGCCTGTTGTGAGTTACTTTGATAGGTGTCTGGTACCTTAGTATCATCACCAATATCCTCACTATCGGATAGTTTTGGTTTCAAAGGTAGGTCAGTTGGAGTTTCCATTGCCTTGATACGAGTCTCTTGTTTAGAGAGTCTACTATCAATAGTCTGGAGAACTTCACTAACAGATTTCAGATAATCAATTACGGATTCAGATTTCTCTGCTTCCTCTTTGTCTTCTTTCTTATCGTCTTCTGCTTTCTTCTCTTCCTTTGGTTTTTCTTCTTCCTCTTCAGCTTTCTTTTCCTCTTCAGGTTTTTTGTTTTCTTCTTCCATTTTGAAAGTCCTTATTACTTGTTTTGCGAAAGGTATATATAATGATTAAAACAAGAGTATATGGTTACGAGGTCCGCTAAGTTTGCAGAACCTCACTCTATTGATTTTAGGGTGAGTAATTTACTTTTGAATTTTAATAATTTAGCCCAAAATTCGACTGATTTACCTAAACTGTAGCCATCATCATGACCATGACTTATTTGAATCGTATCTCGGCCATGTACATATTCCTCATCTTCACCTCTTCTGACAGAAATTTGTCTACTATCTCCAGTATCCTGTTGGTAGGTATCAAAACTTCCCTTTATTCCACTGCCCAAAATAACTTCCTTCTTTTTATCAGTATTTAATCCTTCGGCCTGTTCGGCATCTGTTACCCCGATGGCACCACTCTTTCCATTTTCACCATTAACGGCAGTCATTGTTATACTCTGAATCCCGGCACAGCCTTTCTTTTCATCTTTATCATCATCATCTTTTAGACCACTAACTTCAGTCTTGTCATCCACTATACCATTCATACAATAATTTCCAGGGCCATATTTCTTTTCATTTACACTCTTACCCTCAACGGGATCAAAACTTCTTTCGCCACCAGTACCCCTGATTCCCCTGATTGGTTTTTCCATTACCAAATTCTCACCGGTATTGATCGTCTTTTGAAATTCTTTTTCCTCTTCCTCTTTTGATAGTTCCAACCCAGATATTTTCATTGTCCTATTCTCTTCTCCACCATAGTCTACGGGATCATCACCAACATCTTCACCACAACTTGTACCCCTTACTGGTTTGTTATAGGTTGCACTTCCTATACCTGTTGGTTCCCTTTGTTTCTTTTCTTCTTTATCTTCATGAAATTTTAAATTACTAGTTAGGCCACCCGAAAAACCTCCAAATGAACCACCAGAATATGGCTGTCCAGTTGAGTGCATAAATGAACATTGACCTAATATGTCCTGTTGATTACCTGCCGTAATTTTTTCAGGTTTCTTATCCTTCTTATTTCCCTTGAATGCCGGTGGATTTTCTACTAGGGGATATGGTTTGTTTCTTCCCTGTACACTTGACCATTCCTCTCCCTCTGGATTATCTTCAACACGGGCGGGATCTTTATCAGTATATTTAGTATCATACCACTTTTCAACATAACATCCAACAGAGGTACATCTTATACATGATCTTCCATTACCCCTATACTTTGCCTTCTTTTGTAAATCGGCACTCTTGGCCAAATCATTATGTTCCAATATTAGGGCCAATGGTACTGCGGGATCTTCACATACGGCAACCTCATAATGTTCCAAGTCACTCAATAAATATGATATTGTCCCATCCTTATTTCTAATTGGCTGTCTATCTGCTTTAGTTGCCCCACCAAATGATAATCCCTTGTAAGTTCCATCCTTAATCTTGTCCCATATCTCATCATCCAATTCATAATCCTTGAAAATTTCACCCTCTATCAAGATTGCCGGATAAACGGTAT